TGTTGTAGCGGTGCTACTTCCTGCTTGATTGCCTCCTGCAACAGCTCCTGTGATTTCTTCTCTTGTACTTTTTTCAGTTCTTCCGGGGTCATTTTTTACCTCTTCTTTACCGGCCTCGTAATCTGCAATTATACGCTTTTTTCTGTGAGCAGCGACAACGAGTCTATGCTCATGCTTGATTGATTTCCACACGAGTAGCAATGTACGCTTGTTTATGTAGTCGCCGGTTATCAACACAATTGGGCGCTTATTGCTCTCTACAACAACATGTACTTCTGACTTTGCCATTATTTTCTCCGATTCATTTTATACTCCTAAAGTAAAGCACCTAACTCTAAATCATGCACGCGCGCATATGTAACCATCTCACTATGGCTGTGAAATGTGTGCCCATTGGGGCTAACGTGCTTCAAATGTATTCCCTCAGCCGGCCATACATGAACTGCACCGAATGAAGGTATCTTAGTCATAGTATTACCACAAGACGAGCATTTAACTTCATCATCCCACTTAGCGACAAACTTCTCTACAGTAACGCCGCAAACGTTACACTTATAATCAAATCTAGGCACCTTGTACTCCTCCCGGCCCTGCTGGAGCCCCGCCTGGCGCTTGCGGCGTCTTCCCCGTCAATGGTGCGAGTATACGCTCAAACGCAGGGTCTGAAACAGCATCGGATAGATAATTAAACAGCGCATTGACATCTGCTCCCTGTAAGAACGGCGATATCTGAGCAAGCATCATGAGAGCCTCGACCTTTCTCTCTGCTCTACTAATGCTGCGTTTTGTCGATAGACTAGCACTATACTGATACTCACCCTTAAGCATGGGCCCAGTTACAACTGGCCAGCCTTCATCGTGCATAACCTCACGAGGGCTTCTCCAAAACTCGAACCATAAAGCGTTAACTTTCTCTATCGTATTAATATAGGTACTAGCAATCACTTGAGCACGCTTACCAGTCCTCATATAAGCGCCTTGGCCTACAGCCGATACCTCTCTAGCAGTTCTCCTACTAGACGCATCGAACTCTCCAGCCTGGTTTCTACTAAACCCTAGCGCCTCTCTAGCATCGCGTCGGTTATTCTCTGCGTGCAAAACGCTGTCATAGTTCACGCCTCTTGGCACCGTTGCTATCAGGTCTTTAAGAGGGAATGTAGTATCAACTCCCACGCACGCCCCAACGTCGCCGCTCATTATCTTATTAAGAGCAGGTTCGTCTATGACGTTACTGCGGAATAAGAATCTCAATATATCAATGCGCCTCTGCTTCTCTGCCTGCTTACTAATGTCAAACTGCGTCGCCTGTATCTGTCCTAAGTAGAAAGCAGGAGGAGTTGACCAAAAACTCCTGGGATGCTGTGTTAGCGTAGTACACACGAAAGGACAGCCACAGGCCATCTGTATAGCATCGTTATCTTCTCTCAAAAAGCTGTTGTGGTCTCTCGTAACAACAATTATCTTACCAGTCAACCTATCTCTAATCTCCCACATTGCTACAAACTTAGGCGTTCTGTTAGAATCAGCTACGCCCCTCACTTGCGAATGTTGTTTTTGCGCTCCTACGGAGAGATAATTCTCCATATAATCTTTCATGCTTATAGCTGGCATGAGGCTAGTAGTATTCTTATACTTAACATCTGCCTTTATGTGGTCTATGTGTCTAACGATACGATGAGCCATCCAAGGAGCGTCTTCAATATCTATAGTTCCCCAAGGCACGACAAAGTCATGAGGTAAGACAGACCTTACCCACGGCCAGCCAGGTCGCACGTTCGGCGTTTCTATCCTATAACCCTTCTTATCAAACTGCGTAAACGTGAGGCCCATCATATTATTGCTGGGGCCTATATCGTAGTAAGGAGCCCACCCATACTCGCTATCATAACCAATCTTGAGGATGATAGAGCCGTAGAGATATCCACGCAACAGTGATAGGTCTACGTGCTTCTTGAGCTTAAGCTTCTCAACCATTGCGTTTGATACCGATTCGACTATAGGAGCTTTCTCTACTCCCAAACGCTTCTCTGGTTGGACTAAAAACTCAGGGTCAGGTACGGTTAGCATACTCATTAAAGAGTCACCTTGAGAGTAGACTAGATTAGGCCCTATAGCTGTATGTCCGCCAGGGTCGTTTAGATAGTCAGCCTCAATCTGCTTCCACGCACCCTCTCTACCAAACTTCTCTCTGTAGAGGAGAGCGTTGTCAATCTCTTCTATCCAGTCTTGCGGTGATTTTTTACGCTTAGCCATATCAATTCTGTAACGTATAATCTCTCTTAAGCGGTCCAGTCAATCTCATTCTCATATTACCTATATCGTAAGGATACTGGTCTTCCTTAACTGCTCTCGACATTAATTCGTCAATGACAGAAGCACCAGAGAACGGGTCAAAAGATGCTTCCTCTTTTTTCGCCTTCTTATACATATCCATGCACCGAGTCCAAAACTCAATATGCATGGATAATGCGTCTATCAAATCATCGTGTCCACCCGCCTTCTTAGCAGGGTCGAAGCTTAATAACTCACGCTCCAAATCTGTGTGGTCTCTCCTAATATATACCCTACCTGCAGAGAACCACGGCTGTAAGCCCATTATTCTCGACGCTTTGGACGCTCTAGCGTTCTTAACTTCCTCAACGTAGAACATTTCGTTTAACTGCTTCTGCTTCTGCGCGATCCAATATGATAACGTTTTTTGATAAGCTACAGCTTCCACCTTAACTACCGCTGACTTATACGCTCTATAATGGTCGAATATTCTATCTATCAACTCCCCAGGATTAATGCGTTCTCTATTATAGTGAACGACATAGATCTGACCCGTCGATGGATTATACGCTGTTGTTATCACAGCGTTATAGTCACTATCCAACGATTTAGACCTCGCATCAGACGGAGCAGGGTCAACTGACGTACAATACATTAAACTATCGTCTGTCATGTGGTCATAGTACTTGATATAATCACGCTTGAATATCTGCCCGATGCAGCTAATCGGCGAATTAAGATATAGCATATCGAACATGAGCCCCATCGTCCTCTGCAGCTCATCTAACACAGGCCAGTCGAATCTATCCCATATAGGAACGCCTCCCTGTTCTCTACTCGCAGGTATCCCGATAATACCAGGTCTCTCAAGAGCAGAACGCGTCATAACATTATATCCTGGAGAGTGACTCAGTATCCAGCCAATGAGATCTTCAGGAGCCCATCTTGTTCCAACGATTAGTATTTGAGAACGGAGAGGATGAAGTAATAGCGGGTGACACTGCTTATGCCAACCTATCGCCTTCTCAATCTCAGCTCTCGTCGGTTGCTGCATCTCTCCAGTCATAGAATCAAAATCTGGTGCAACTGTATCATCTTGAATTATCAAGTCGTAGTGACGACTGATAACAGTAGTACCAGTTCCTGCGGGCTCGAATGTAGCCTCTGGCTCAGCTAAGGAGCGGTTGAGCGTGACGCCCTCAGTAGACCACTGACAGCGACTATTAGGCAATACTTCTGGAAAGAGAGCTCTCAATAAGTCATTAGTCTCAAAGATGGTTTTGATAGAACTAATTTTCTTCTTCGCATTAGTGATGGTATTCTGTGCGATTAAAATCCTAATATTTGGATTCTGAATGGCTCTCCATATAGGGTAAGCTATAGAAACAATCGTCGACTTAAACCACGTTCTTGGTAGAACTACCATCCCTCTCGTCATCTCCTGATAGTTTTGAAGATCTGAACAAATCGGACGATGTATATCTTTGTCTAACTCAGAGAAGCCTAAGATAGCGCGAGCGAAGAAGTATAAGGAACTCTTACACTTCTCTCTAAGTCTCTGAATTGTATCAGCGTCTACCTCAGCCATTTTTATCTATTAACTTTTCAATGTGCTCAAGCTTGGTAATCATAACTTCTCTCAAAGCTTTAATCTCCCTTTCTATACAATCTTGCCTCGCCTTACAAGTTGGCTCTGAGACAAATGATTTTGATAAGTAATATATACCGCCTATGATGAGCGCTGATAGTGATAAGAACGCAGCGATAAGCACACCATTCTCCACGTTTAGTCCTTATCTAACTCAAGAGTTTCTTTTATCAGCTCGCCAAGCTTCGCATCTATATTGACATTTACGACGCGCTTCTCAGTCGACGATACCTTCGGATAACCTCCTCTATCAAGAACGGCCTCTGATGCCTTAAGTGCGACGTTGCTATCAGCATTTTGAACTGTGCCGACGAGCCG